CTTATGTCGGGAATCAGACGGTTTTGTCGTTTTCTGGGACGGCTGCGCGGGCTACGGCGATTGGTACTCCGGTGGAGGGTATGGTTTCGTATGTTGGTTCGGGTGTTGTTGAGGTTTATGCGGGTACTGCCGGGTGGACGACGATTTCTGGTGGTGGTGGGGGGAATGTGGCTGATGACACGATTCAGCCTAATTTCAACACGATCACGAATAATTACACTTTTGATGATAATTACAATGGTGTTAGTGCTGGGCCGATTACGATTTCTGCCGGTGCAACTGTGACGGTGGGTACTGCGAGTGCTTGGAGTATTGTATGAGTGAGTTGAGTGTTGGTTCTCTTAGTGGGTTGGCTGCTAATTCTTATGTGATTAGTGTGGCTCCTGGGTCAAGTATTACCGGTACTGGCGTTGGAGGGTTCACGGCCAGCACAACAATCACCGCAACTGACGCTTCCTGGGCTGTCCCTACGCTTGCTAGTCCTATTGTGAAGGTCACTGTGATTGGCGGTGGCGGTGGCGGTGGTGCTGACTTTACTACTACTGGCGGTGCTGGCGGCTCTACTATATTCAATGCTGCCGGTGCGGGAACGGTAACTGCTACTGGTGGTGGTGGTGGTCGCGGTGGTACTAGCATGACGGGTCATGCCGGACTTGTGGGTTTCAGGTCCCATAACGGAGGCGCTCCAGGAAGGCGTATCCAATCCGGCTTCCACACTGGCATCGGTGAGTATGGTCAGCCAGGTGAAGTTGTAGTTGCCTTCCTAAATCTTACTGGTGTCACAACCGTAAATGTTACTATCGGTGCTGGTGGCTCCGCTGGCGGCAACGGTGGTGCCGGTGCTCGCGGTGAAGTTATTGTCGAATATGTGGCAGGTTAGGACATGATGAATAGAGTAGCGCTAATTCTTGACGGGGAAACACCCGTCAACGCTGTCATAGTTGCTGAGGGTGCTAAGGGTGACGAATGGCTCGAAGCAACCCCTAACGCTGTAGAGGTGACAGGTTTGGACCCTCAGCCTGGTCTTGGTACTGGGTGGACTTATGACGGCGAATGGGTTGCACCCGTACCGGCTGAGCCGGCACCTGAGGACCCCGCCGTGGTCGAGGCGCGTCTATCCGCTATCGCCAAACTTGAGGCTCTTGGTCTGACCGTTGAGGAAGTCAAGGTAGCGTTTGGGTTGGTGGCTGAGTAATGTCTACTATGCGTTTTGATAATTGGCAGAATACTGAGGGTACGCCGGTCACGAATAAGGATGACGCTCAAACAGATTTTGGAGGCTAGATCGTGGCGAGTGTTGCGAGGTTTGATACTTGGCAGGCTGCTGATGGGACGAATGTTGCCCGTTTCAGTGGTGGTGAGTTGCAGGTGTGGGATGGTGCTGCCTGGGTTGCGACTGGTGCCGTAGAGATAGACTTTCTTGTCATCGGTGGTGGAGGTGGCGGTGGAGTCAATTCAGGAACTCGTGGCGCTGGTGGCGGTGGCGCTGGTGGTTATCGTTGCTCAGTTTCCGGTGAGGATTCCGGTGGTGGAGAGTCAGCTGAAACTCAATTAGTAATTCCGGCTGGCGTAGATTTGCCTATCTACATTGGTGCTGGTGGTGCTGGTGGCCCATCGAATAACTCCAATGGCTCATCTGGTCAAAATACTATTTTTGGTCCCATTGTCTCCATTGGTGGAGGTATGGGTGCTGGTGGTGCTCAGCTTCCCACTGAGAACGGTGGCTCTGGCGGTGGTCAAGGTAATCTTGGCGTAGCTTATCCTGGTCCTTTTGGTGTCCCAGGTCAAGGTTTCAAGGCTGGGGATGCACAGGGTACAAGTTTCCGTTCTGGTTCTGGTGGTGGTGGGGCTGGTGGTGTTGGTACTACTTCGACAGGGACTGGTGTTACGGCGGGTGGCGTTGGTGTTGCTTCGTCTATTACGGGTTCTAGTGTTACTCGCGCTGTTGGTGGTAGCGGTTCTGGAACCGGCTCAGAAGGTGGAAGTGCTGGGGGCGCTAACACTGGAACGGGTGGTGATGCTGGTCTTACTTCTGGTGATAATGGTGGTTCTGGTGTTGTTATATTCCGCGTAGATTCTGGGGTTGGTGTGAGTTTCAGTGCTGGTGTGACGCAATCTTCTGCGACTGTTGGTTCTAACGATGTCTATACTGTGACGGCAACTTCTACTACTTCAGAAACGGTGACAATCGGATGAGCCACTTTGCAAAACTAGATGAGAACAATGTTGTGGTGTTCGTGACTGTGGGACGCCAAGAGGATGACGGTAAAGAGGCCGAGCTGAGCGCTCGCACTGGTGACATCTACAAGCAAACTTCTTACAACACTAAGGGCGGTGTTCACCTTTTGGGTGGCACACCTTTGCGTAAGAACTATGCCGGTATCGGCTACACCTATGACGAGGCTAGGGATGCTTTCATTCCGCCTCAGCCGTCACCTGATTGCACACTTGACGAGGACACTTGTTTATGGGTTTGCCCAGAGGAGGATGTAACTAATGGCTAGTGCTGTCCGTTTCGGTACTTGGGAAAGCTCTACCGGTGACACGTTCACTGTGGATGAGGTTCGAGCATTGTTTGGGGTGACGATCTGATGACTACTTTGAAGTTTGATGAGTGGCAGGATGTTGGTGGTACACCGGTTTTGCGTATCAACGCTGGTGTGCTTGAGGCATGGGATGGGTCGGCTTGGGTTCCTGGTGGAATACCTCTTACGCTGGAATGGCTTGTTGTCGCTGGTGGTGGCGGTGGTGGCGGAACTGGCGGCGCGGCTGGGGGTGCTGGCGGTGGTGCCGGTGGTTTTCGCACTTCGGGGCGTGAGGGTGCGGTTGCTAAATCAGTTGGAGATTCATTCACGGTGACAGTTGGTGCTGGCGGGGCTGGCGGTTATCTGGTTGCGCCAGGTAAGGGTGAAGATAGCGTGTTTGACACCTTTACTTCTGAGGGTGGTGGTCCTGCTGGTTGGGCAAGTAGCAACACAGGTGGCACAGGTGGGTCATCCGGTGGCGGTTACGCGAATGTTGCCTACCAATACCCTTTACTTCCTGCTGGAACGGCTAACACCGCTGGAGCGCGTCAGGGTAACAAGGGTTGCAATGGTATGCAGAACAACTCTGAGCCACCTGGCGCTGGTGGTGGTGCCGGTGGTGAAGCAACAACTGGAGATTGGGATACAAATATAGGTTCCGCTGGCGGTCAAGGTTTGACCGATGGAATCATCTCTGGCACTCTCGGAACCGCCGAGAGCGTTGGTGAAGTCGTTGACGGTTTCGCTTTCTTCGGCGGTGGCGGTGGCGGTGCCGGTGGGGGCGGAAATGGCGCTGGCGGGATCGGCGGTGGCGGTGGCGGTGGTGCCGTCAATACGGTACAGAATGGTCAGGCGAACACTGGTGGCGGGGGTTCCGGTGGTCGGGGTGGGGCTGGTGCTGGTAACGGCGGTTCAGGGGTTGTCATTCTCTCCCTGCCGGAAGCCCGCAGTCTTTCAGTTGGGGCCGGATTGGTATACGCCAATGCTCAAGAAAATGACCGCAACATTTACATATTCAAATCTGGTACTGGAACGGTTACGGTGGCATAATGGCACACTACGCATTTTTGGATGAGAACAATGTGGTTACCGAAGTAATCACTGGTCGCAATGAGGATGAAGTCGTTGACGGCATCACGGATTGGGAAACCTACTACGGTGAAATCCGTGGACAACGCTGTGTTCGCACTTCCTACAACGCTAACATTCGTTTCAATTACGCTGGCGCGGGTTACACCTACGATGAAGACCGTGACGCTTTCATTGCGCCAAAGCCCTACGATTCTTGGATTTTAAATGAGGACACTTGTCAATGGGAAGCGCCATTGCCGTTACCGGCTGAAGCGTTTGCCGATGTCGGTCCCGCCTACATCTGGGATGAGGATGCTGGGGATTGGGTAGAGGCGTAACATGACTGAGCGCACCTGCCCTTGGGGTTCCTGTCAACAACGCCACGAGTGTGCAACAACTGGTTGCGGGCCCGCGTGCGGCGGGCATTTTTGCGCTGAAGTGGTGGTGTAGCTGATGAAACTTTCACAGCCTTGGCCTGAAGGGTACACGGTCAACAAGAACTCGCCATTCGGTTACCGGACTGATCCGATTACACGGAAACGCAAGTTCCACCACGGTATTGACGTGGCGTTACCTGTGGGTACACCGTTGACTGCGCCCGCGAACGGCACAATCGTACACAAAGGGTCCGGTGCTTCTGGCGGGTACACGTTGATTATTCAGCACGCCCCCGATTTGTTCACTGTTTACTATCACCTTCAGAAGCCTTCACATTTGAATAAGGGCACCAGGGTCGTCGAGGGCGAGAAAGTGGCCCTATCCGGAGATACGGGCAGGAGCACAGGGCCTCACTTGCACTTCGAGGTGCGTAAATCACTTCGTTGGGGTAACACGGTGGACCCGATGCCTTTTTTTAGTAAAGCGGAAGCCCCGCACAAACTCGTAACAGACGGCATACTCGGGAAAAACACTTGGGCTGCCGTGGCAAGAATGTTGACCGCCAAAGGGTATTACAAAGGCGCTATCACTGGTAAGCGGGACCGAGCTTTGATTCGGTCTTTGCAGACCTTCCTGAATGAGGGGAGTTGGTGATGAGCGATCAAGAACCGTCGATGAGAGTGACTTTGCGAGACGTTTACACAATAGTTATGGACCTCAAGAGCCAACTTGAGAAACTCAACCAGAACTTGCCTACGACTGCTGAGCGTCTTGCTCAGCACGAACGGGAAACTAAAGAACAGTTTGAGGACTTCGAGAACCGTCTCAGGGCGGTAGAGCGTCGCATCTGGCAGATATTCGGTGTCGTCGGTTTTGTCGCCGCAGTGACCCCGGTTATTGTCAACTTCTTGTCGTGATTGCAACAATAAAGTTTTTTGTAAACAACCTGCTCAGAGGAGTGCGATTCATTATGAATAAACCTTCGTGGAAGAACCGTCGCCGGTACATACTCGCGTCATTCATTATTGGTGCAATCATGTTGCTTGGTAGCACTGTGGTTGCTTTGGCGGGTAATGGTGCTGATGTTAGTGATTTGGTCACTGGTGGTGTAGCGTTGATAACGCTTATTCTTACCAGCTACATTTTTGGTGCTGTGTGGGAAGATAAGTCACTGTATAAGAAAGAGGAGAATGGTGATGGATAAGATCAAGAAGTATTTTGATTACGCCACGGAACGTGCCGTGAAAACATTGGCTCAGACGGCGCTTGCAACTATTGGTGGTACGGCGCTTGGTGTGATGGATGTAAACTGGTTATCCGTTGTTTCAATTAGCGCTCTTGCTGGAATTATGTCGCTGTTGACTTCGGTTCTTCAGTATGACCGTGTACCAGTGGAAGGAAAGTAATGGCTGATTTGGATTTGTTTGAAACGGTCAATGGTGTTGTTTGCCCTATTGATCCGGCGGAAGCTGCTTTGTGCGATTCTTGCCAGTAATTGTGTTATAGTTAGGTTGTTCATTTGAACTTCCTTTCTGGAAAACCCCTCGGACTGTCCACCACGGTTCGGGGGGTTTTTCTATTCAATCCATTGATGGATTGTGCGACGGGTTACGCCAGCTTTTTTGGCAAGATCGGTGACGCCTGTACCGCTGGCGTATTCTTCGCGCACTTTGTCGCGCAGCACTTCTGTGACGATTTGTAGGCGCGATAGTTCCCAGTCGCGCATATCCGCAACCATGTCGAGTGAGTACCCAGCTATGTGGGCTTTTGTCATCTCTTGCATAACTTTATAGTACCGGTTGAACGTTAAATCCTTGTGTATGTCGGTTGTGTGTGGTTTACTGACGCCATGAGAAGAAGGGAAACCTACGAGCGTAGGAAAACTATGTTGGTTGAGGTCAGAGAGTTCTGGCTTCTACTCGGTGCTGCGAGCTTTTTCGCTAGTGCTTGTGTTGTGTTGACGTTCGTTGTTGCTTATTTAGTGAAAGGGTAGGAAATGTTTGAAGTTGAGAGACACCATGATGAGATTGTTGTGACCTCGGAGCATGGGTTTGATTGTGTTCACCGTGGCGGTGTGGGAACACTTGTTCTAACGGTTCAGGAAGCCCGTGAGATGACGGAGAAGCTTATGGAGGCAACTCTGCCGGGGTCGTTCGAGTTCGTGCTCACAACGAGCGCTACACCCGATCCGGAGGACGGTTAACGTTCGTTGGGTAGTGTCCCACCCCACACACCGTACATTTCTTTGTTCGCAACAGCGTAGAGGAGACATTCGGTGATGACGGGGCACTCTTGGCACAGGTTCTTCGCCATTTTCGCGGCTTGTGTCCGGAGTGTCCCTACGGGGAAGTCGTCGGGGAAGAACAGTTCTGGTACTTCCCGGCATGGAACATGGTCTGCCGCCTCGACTGCTTCGTTGAGTTCTTGGTAGGTGTACAACTGTCGGTGGTTACGCATAAGGTGAGTGTATGAGAAACGAAAGCATATTCCAAGTTTACGAGGGTGAAACGTTCAACGGCGCATTGAATCTAGGTGTTTATGACTCCGGTTCTGCGGAGTGGCACGAGTTGAGGTCTCGCGGTATTGGTGGGTCTGAGATTGGCACGATCATGGGTTACAACCCCTGGGAGTCAGCGTTTGCGTTGTGGGCTAAACGGACAGGGCAGATACCGGACCCGCCTTTGGAGGGTTGGTCGATTCGGTTCGGTAGAGCTTTTGAGTTGCCTGTGCTGGAACTCTGGGCTGAGGAACACCCTGAGTATGAAGTGTTTTTGACGGGGACGTGGCAGCACCCGGAGTACGAGTTTATGCTCGCTAACCCTGACGCGGTGGCTAAGCATCGGGAGACTGGTAAGTGGATTGTTGTGGAAATCAAAACGTCGAGGGGTTCGTGGGGTGAAACACCACCACATTATGCGGCCCAGGTGTTGCACTATATGACGGTGTTGAACTTGGAACGGTCTGTCGTTGTTGCGGTTGCGGGTTGGAATTATGAGGAACGTTGGGTTGACTTCGATGATTTTGAGGCTGACGCTCAACTGGCTGCGGCGTCACGGTTCTGGAATCACTTACAGAATGTTGAAAAACCTGAGTGGGATGGGTCTAAGGCAACGTATGAGGCTGTCCGGTATATGCACCCTGATATTGAGAATGATGAGGTGGATTTGGAGGAATTCGGTCAGGTTTTACTTTCAGCGAGCGAGAATTTTCGCAAGTCTGAGACTGCGCTGAATGAAATCAAGAGTGTTGTGCTAGATCGTATGGGTACTGCTAAGTATGGTTATGTGATGCGTGACGGTAAGAAGTGGGTTATTGCTCAAAGGCAAGCAAGGGGTCAGGGTAAACCTTGGCTGGTAGTGAAAGGAGATAAATGATGGGTTGGAACCCGAACGATTA